TTTCTATGTTAAACTCTACTACAAATGATACAGGAAGTTTCAACTACAAAATAAAAGTTTTAGGTTAATGTTTGAATTAAAGTTTGAAGATAAAGTTAAAGTCTGGAAAAATTTACGCGAAAAATTAGAAACGCACCCCAGACCTTTCGAGGCTGTGCTTCACTTTGTTAACAAGTTACCCAGATCTTCCAGTAAAACTAATGCATGGGATCCTAAGGCAAAAATAGAACCTTGGCATCTGATTGAAAAGGACGCATTTACTGAGTATGAAATTGCACAACTTACGGCATATACTTTACAGTTAACCGATAGGTTTAGTTCATCTAAAATCGAGATACATATCAGTAAGGAAACAAAGAAAAGTATTTTATTATATTTGGTGTATGTGGATAACTTTATTGTGATTGGATACAATAACGGTGTTATAACTGTTGAAGAACTGCCTGGTTCTATTGTATCACAAAAGATTTACAAAATGCCATTGCTCAACTAAATATTTTTTATTACAAAGGGAAAGAAGTATGAAGACAGATCTCAATATTACCAAAAGAACAGGACATAGTGTACCATTAGATATTCAAAAAATACATAAGGTAGTAGGTTTTGCCTGTGAAGGGTTATCAGGAGTATCAAGTAGTTTAGTGCAAATGAATGCAGGAATACAGTTTGCAGACGGAATAACATCAAGAGAAATACAAGACTTGTTAGTAAGATCAGCTAACGATCTAATTTCATTAGACAATCCAAACTATCAATATGTAGCGGCAAGACTATTGCTTTACGGAATCTATAAAGATGTATACGGAGGATTTGATAAAACTCCTTTAATAGAAATGATTAAGAAAAACATAGAAAGAAAAGTTTATGATTCAGCTATTCTTGAATCATATACAGAAGAAGAATTTGATAAGATGGAAAAGTATCTCAAACACAATAGAGATGAGAACTTTACCTATGCAGGATTAAGACAAATAGTAGACAAGTATCTTTGCCAAGACAGAAGTTCTGGTGAAATATATGAATCTCCACAACACATGTATATGATGATTGCGGCAACACTTTTTGCAAATTATCCTAAAGAGGATAGGTTACATTACATAAGGAGATATTATGACGCGACCTCACTTTTTAAAATTAATATCCCAACGCCAGTCATGGCCGGTGTCAGAACGCCTATTAGACAGTTTGCTTCGTGTGTCCTTGTTGACAGTGACGATACCCTTGATAGTATCTTCGCAAGTGATATGTCAATTGGTAGATACACGGCGCAGAGAGCAGGCATTGGCATCAACGCAGGAAGAATCAGAGGAATCAATTCAAAGATAAGGGGTGGTGAAGTAGCACATACAGGAGTAGTCCCGTTCCTTAAAAAGTTTGAAGCTACTGTTAGATGTTGTACACAAAATGGTGTTCGTGGAGGAAGTGCTACAACTCATTTTCCTTTTTGGCATCAAGAAATTGAAGACATCTTAGTACTAAAAAATAACAAAGGTACCGAAGATAATAGAGTACGTAAGTTAGACTATTCAATCCAATTAAACAAACTTATGTATGAAAGATTATTGACTCAAGGAGAAATTACTCTTTTTTCACCACATAGGGTTCCAGGTTTATATGAAGCATTTTTCAATGATCAAGAAAAGTTTAAAGAGCTTTATGAGAAATATGAAAAAGATAAAACTATAAAGAAAAAAACTTTACCAGCTATGCAATTATTTTCTGCCCTGATAAAGGAACGTGCAGAAACAGGACGTATATACATTATGAACGTAGACCATGCAAATACTCATAGTTCATTTAAAGATACTGTTTACATGAGTAACTTGTGTCAAGAAATTACATTACCAACAAAACCTTTGCAACACATTGATGATCCAGAAGGTGAAATTGCACTTTGTATCTTGTCTGCTATTAATGTAGGAACAATCAAAAGTTTAGACGACCTTGAAGAACTTTGTGAATTAGCAGTAAGAGCCTTAGATGAAATAATAGATTATCAAAAGTATCCTATCAAGGCGGCTGAGATAAGCACAAAAGCTAGACGTTCGTTAGGAGTAGGCTATATAGGTTTAGCACATTATCTAGCAAAGAATGGTTGTAAATATTCAGATAAAAAAGCACTAACAAAAGTGCATGAACTTACTGAAGCATTTCAATATTATCTATTGACAGCCAGTAACAAATTAGCACAGGAAAAAGGTAAATGTGATTACTATGATCGCACTAAATATAGTGATGGCATACTGCCTATTGATACATACAAAAAAGAATTAGATGAAATATGTTCTATAACATTAAAATATGATTGGGATAATCTTAGGAAAGACATTAGGCTTCACGGTCTTAGGCACAGCACATTGTCCGCACAGATGCCTTCGGAGAGCAGTTCCGTTGTGTCGAATGCCACAAACGGAATTGAGCCACCTAGAGGATTCTTGTCCGTTAAGAAGTCCAAAAAAGGGCCTCTTAAGCAGATTGTTCCGCAGTATCAAACATTAAAAGATAACTATACTCTACTATGGGATATGCCTAGTAACGATGGTTATATTAATATAGTGGCTGTGATGCAAAAGTTTTTTGATCAAGCCATTAGTGGTAATTGGTCTTACAATCCAACACACTTTGAGAACAACGAGGTACCAATGAGTGTAATGATAAAAGACTTGTTAAACACATATAAGTATGGATGGAAAACTTCATACTATCAAAATACATATGATTACAAGACAGATGGTGATGTAGTAGAAGAAGCACCACAAAAGGTAGAGGCTTTACAAGACAATGAACTTCGTGTTGATAACGAAGAAGATTGTGAAGCCTGCACAATTTAGGAGAAGGAAGAGAAATGGCAAAGACAGTATTCAACAAAGAAAAGATAGACTTTACAAAGCAGACAATGTTTTTTGGTCCAGACCAAAACACACAAAGATATGATGTATTTAAGTTTCCAGAGTTTGATAAACTTAACCAAACTATGTTAGGTTATTTTTGGAGACCTGAAGAAGTTAGTTTACAAAAAGATAGAGCAGACTTTGCCAATTTTAGACCGGAACAACGTCATATATTTACTGCTAATCTAAAGTATCAAACACTTTTGGATAGTGTACAAGGCAGAGGACCTAGCTTGGCTTTCTTACCATATGTTTCTTTACCAGAGCTAGAAGGTTGTATTGTTACTTGGGACTTTTTTGAAACGATCCATTCACGTTCTTATACACACATTATTAAAAATGTGTATCCAGATCCAAGTGAAGTATTTGATACTATTTTGGACGACAAAGAGATTTTAAAACGTGCTCAATCAGTAACCAAAAACTATGATAACTTTACTTTGGCGGCTGATGATTGGTTCCAACGTAAGCAAGGCACCCTTTACGATGTCAAAAAGAAGCTCTACTTGGCCATGATGAATGTAAATATACTAGAAGGTTTACGTTTTTATGTTTCTTTTGCTTGTACATTTTCTTTTGCAGAATCAAAGAATATGGAAGGTTCAGCAAAGATTGTGTCATTAGTAGCACGAGATGAAGCAACACACTTAAATCTTTCTACACATGTTTTGAAGAATTGGATTAAAGGAAATGATGATCCAGACTTCAAAAAGATCGCTAGTGAATGTGAAGATGAAGTTTATGAAATGTGGCGTACTTGTGTTGATGAAGAAAAGGCTTGGGCAAATTATTTGTTCAAGGATGGAGCAATTATAGGATTAAATGAAGAGCTTTTACATCAATATGTTGAGTTTATTGCAAATAGAAGATTAAAAGCATTAGGATATAAAATGATTTATGATCGCCCATTAAACAATAATCCGCTTCCGTGGACACAACATTGGCTTTCAAGTGCAGGTTTACAGGTTGCACCACAAGAAACAGAAGTTGAAAGTTACATAATCGGAGGCATTAAACAAGATGTAGACGAAGATGTACTGAAAGGTTTTAGTTTATGAAGGATGTAATAATCTATAGCAAGACCCATTGTCCAAGTTGTTTAAAAGCAAAAGCAACTTTTGATAAGATGAATGTTCCATATACAGTGAAGACACTAGGAGTAGACATGCAACCCAGTGAACTAATGAAAATCTTTGAAGAAAAGAAACTTCCACAGCCAAGAACAGCCCCACAGATTTTTATAGGTGATACTTATATAGGAGGCTATGAAGCTCTTTTGTCTTATATTGAAAACACAGGATTTAATGGAACTGGATACTCAACAGGATAATATATGTTAATAGAAAAACCAGACTATAGTGTCAATGACACTATTACATTCAAGACTCAAGCAGGCGAAGAAGTAGTCAGCAGAGTTACAGAGATCAATAAAGATTCTATCAAAGTTAGAAAACCAATGGCTTTGACAATGACAGAAAAGGGAATAGGTATGGTGCCATTCTCTCTTACAGTCAGCCTGGATACTGAAATGGTTATTAATTTAGCCACGGTAGTTTTTATCGCCAAGACAGCCGATAGAACCGCAAAGCAGTATATAGAATCGACTACAGGGCTTAAAGTAGCTGTCAATTAAGGAGAGAAAGTTATGTCAGACATACATGAACAAATTAAAGCACAATACGAAGCCTATTTGAACGAAACGGCATCATTTGATGAAAAAGGTGTCAAGGCGGCGGCGGCAAGAGCTAGAAAGGCACTTGGCGAAATGGGTAAGTTAGCTAAGGCTAGAAGAGCCGAAATACAGGAAAAAAAGAATAATATGTAGTTGTTATAGGCTACCTATTAATATATAAATATACTGAAGGCGTGGGTTATAACTACACGCCTTTGGTTTAACAAGGGCATATAAAAACATGGCAAATCAAGGTAAATTAAAGTGGTACAATCATGTCAAAGGATATGGATTCATATCTCGCGATGAAGGACAAAAAGATATTTTTGTACATGTATCCGAATTCCGTAAAGCTGGTATAAAGAAAATTGTTGAAGGTATGATAGTTGAGTATCAATTGTCAGATCATAACGGCAAACCAGTAGCTACCGATATCTTAATAGTTCACACTCCAGACAAATAAATATATGTATGAAGGATACAAATTTTGCACAGTTATCGTCTGAAGATAAAGTCGCTGATATAAAAAGCAGAATTATAACTTTCAAACATAACCATCCTAAGCTGTATCCCGAAGTGGAGGAAAAGAAAGAGGAGATGCAAGATCGTGACAGCCGCCTACGTTCTCTTTTTACTCATAGTTAAACACGCAGTAGCAGATCTAATATTACAAAGTAGACTCACCTCAGGTGATAAGGCTGATCTTACTTCTCTTAAAGGGTATAAACATGCACTTGATCACTCTCTTTGCACATTATTAGTTTGCATTTTCTTTGTACCAATTCCTTTCGCATTAGGAATAGCTGTATTAGATTTTGTTTTACATTTCATAATAGACTACACAAAAACAAAAATAATAAGAAGATACAAAATTAAGTATGAAGGTAAGGCTTTTTGGTGTATTCAAGGCGTAGATCAAATAGCACATTATTCCTGTTATATGTTTTACGTTCTTCTCTTGACAAATCAATTATAAGATGCTATAAATATACTTGCAACGTTGAAGCAATTCAAACGCTGTGCAGGACCTGGGGGCGGTACCCAGCAGGTCCACCATAAAGACACTGGAGTTTA